AAAATATGACAATAAGTTAACACTATGCTTAATTATGAATAAGTTATTAATATATATCACGCGCTATATTAACAAATACACTATAATTATGAACATATATGTACAAATTAATATAATTATGTAAACAATTTATGAACATAATTATTAACAATATATTAATATTATGAATAAACTATTAACAATATAAATTCTTATACAGAATATTATGAACAAACTGTAAAATATTATTATCAATAATTTATTAACAATAATTTACAACAGAAACTTTATTCTAATTTTAAGCAAATTCACAAAATGTTAAAAATAAAACACTATGTATGTTCATATATGAATAGTATACTATATACAGAAACAAAGGAAAAGCAAACACAAAAAATCCTATTAGTTTCGCGCTCATTGACAACTATATACAGCGCATAACGCGAAAGCGTTTGCATATACATTAAATTTCCTATAAGGAAAGAAAGAGGTAAACCATGAAAATTCAGTACACCTATGAACGCCCCGACTGCCACACTATGCACAGAATCGACATTGACACGGACGAAATGCTTAAATTCCCTGTAAAGTCATTTTGAGCTTGAACAGGTAAAACGGCGAGCTGCCATAATGATGGCAGAGATTGGAATAGAGTGCTAACCCCTCTATTCCCATTCATAAACATTAAAAGGAGATAAAAAATGTACAAATTAATTTTACACAAGGCGGCACAATGTGGGTTTGATGGATATTCAAGCGAAAACCACGAGCGCATATTTTACTCATACGAAACGCCGATTTATAGCATATATAAAGAGTGTGATAACAATTTAACATCTTTTCACATTCAATGCATCAACGCCCCGCGCCATTCAGTCACGACGGCAAAACAAACCACGTGGTCACTATATGAGGAATTGCTAAATCATGACTGCGCACGCTACGTTCGGCAGTTACTGCAGAAATGTTATAGAGGCGAACAAGTTTACATTCTCCGCGATATGTCATCCGGTATTTGGTGCGTGTTTATCGGCGACAGACTACAAAGGACATTTAAAGCATGAACGATAAAGAATATTTAGTTAAAATTTTAGGACTCGTTATAGTATTCTTTATAATACTAATGGTGTGCGCAACGTCAGTCTCAATAACAACATTAACTAATCTTTAAGCAAATCCTGTGCATAATCACTAAAAAGGTTATGCACAGGATACAGACTTAGCAACAGGATGTTAACAATTCATTCACAAAATGTTCAAAATGTATCAATAAGTTGTTAACATTCTGTTCATAGTCTGTTTACACTCTGTTAACAATTTTCTGTTAACAATTTGTTCATAATTCATTCACATTTCGTTCATATTTACAATCGCAGGGTAAAATCCTTGTAAATATAATCGCAGGGTAAAATTCCTACAAAATCTAAAAATAAAAACCATAGAAAGAGAGAATCACAAAATGTCAATTCTTAACGTCAATCAGCTTACAATCGCAGGGCACCTTGTAGCTAAGCCTGAAACATTTACTTACGGGTCGAAGAAAGAACAGAGAACAGGATGCTCGTTTACACTCGCCATAAACAATAGACAGACCGAGGAAACAACATTCATTCGTTGTTCGGCATTTGGTGGGACAGCGGATTTCATTACAAAGTATTTCGATAAAGGCTCAGCTGCATTTATAAACGGACAGCTTTCAATCAGGTCTGAGAAATCCGCCGAAAAGACAAAAAGCGGAAACGAGATTTACAAAACATACGTTTCATGCATAATTGACCGTATAGAGTTTATAGACGGAAAGCACGATGACTAATATATATAATTCGTGTAGGTATCCGTGTGGGGAGTGTCAAACTCCCCACGCCTCACACACAAAAGATATTAAGCAAGCGCGTGAATTATGCGGTTCGTATAACAGATGTACAAAATGGTTGAATTGGTTCAAAGTCGAATGGTCATTAATAAGGCTATTATCTGATAAGAGAATAATGAAAAGGAGAAAATAATGGATAAAGAAACTCTTAAATACAGAATTGAATACGCGCTTGACCATATTCATAAATATGATATAGAAGTAGAACATATTATTTGGTCTGACGGTGAAATAGCTATTAGAAGTAAAAGAACTGATGAAGTAATATGTTTTTATGCAGGAACGGGAACGGTCAGAAATTATGATATAAAAGGTATACATAATTTAATTCAAGCCATAGAATCACGGGCTATATAATATGGAACTAACACCTCAACAAGAGCGTATTCTCAGAAACGCAATAAATAACCATAACAGACGAATTACGCGCAGAAGTGATAAAGCTAAATGGCAAAAAAAGCTAATAACTGCAGAATCGATAAAAGAAGATTTAGACAAAGGCGAAAAATTTGAAAATTTCAATGATGCTATAGATTATATCAATTACAAAACAAAGACTGTCGGTATAAAAGAAGGTAATAGATATCTTGCAACATTTGCCGACCCCAATTCCGACCTCGGTTATTACATTACAGGTGAATTTGATGTTCCACCATCCAACTCTAAAGGCTTTTCGGATTGGCTGGAAAAAGAGTTTGACAAGGCAAAAGACAACGCAAAACTTAACGACAACGAAAAACAGCGTGAAGATGATATAGCAGCTTTGGAAGAGCGTAAAAACGAAATACTTTCACACTTAAAGGGGGGGTTCAAATAATGAAATATTATGACATCGAACGCTTAAAAGACTTTGATGGGGTTTATACTTTCGTACTCTGTGAACGCAAACAGCGTAAAGTTGGAATGGGGAAAAAAGAGTTTGACAAAGCGATGAATACTAATATGAAGAAAAATATGTTACATAAATTTAACAAAAAGCTATTTCTGGCATATGGCTCATATGACTATGAATGGACATTAGAATGGGGTAAGAAAAACGGTTACAAGGTCATTAAGATTTATGTTATAGATAAGTCATATTATATATTATTTAGAACGCCCGTGTATCGTTCAATATTCCCAAAACGTTCCATACCGATATACGATTACAACGGCGGCAACGAAGAAGAATGTATGGGGCAATGCGTAAGAACACAAAGACAGATTGAAAGGGGGATATAAAATGTACGACTTTCATTCAGACCGCCTAAAATATCTCATGGAGAAAATTGACCGTGACGGTATGGACAAACTCCATAAATATATATTTGTTGACAGCGATTTTTGCACCGCACCCGCGTCTATTAAATATCACGACAATGAGCCAGAAGGTCTTATAAAACACTCGCTTGATGTATATGACAAACTCCGCGAATACCGCGACAGACTTTATTTAGAGAACGAAATCCCCGAAGACAGCCTTTTAATCACATCTCTTTTTCATGATATATGTAAATGTAATTGCTACAATCCTGTCATGAAATGGACTAAAGTAGACGGTAAATGGGAGCAGTATCAATCTTATGAATGGAACGAAGAAACGCCATTCGGCGGGCATGGCTCTAAATCTGTATATATACTCCAATCATTCATACCGCTTAAAATAGAAGAGGCTCAAGCAATCAACTGTCATATGGGCTTTGCGTCGGAGTATGACAAACGAAATATAAGCGATGTGTTTTCGCATAATCCGTTAGCATTTTATTTGCACACAGCAGACAGTGAGGCTGTATATAGTAAAGAGTGGACAAAAGATAGTGGTTATCGACTGTGAACACATATACAATTAATAATAAATTATACACAGTAAAAGATTTAACTACCCTTTCGGAATACCTACACGGGCAAAACTGTGTAGGTATTTCTACTATAAAGAAACGACTGCAACGCGGTGAGACGGATTTAGACGAAATAATAAAACCTAAAGTAAAAGCATTTACCGAGATAGATTACTCTCCTATATTTTATGTCGCTGATTTTGAAACATCATCTAACTTAGAGACGAATGAATGCGGGGCATATCTCGCTTGCGTAGTAAAAGCCAATTTTAATAAAGGATTATCCACACCTGATTCATGGGACATTGTAGAACCATGCTTCGACTGCCGTTATCCGAAAGACCTCGGAGATTATTTTTATACACTTTATAAGCAAGCGGAAAAACGTAAAAAGAGAACACTTATATTTTTCCACAACCTCGGGTTTGATTTTTCTTTCGCGCGTAATTGGGAATCTCTCATGGCGCAGCTAATGATTACAAAATCATTTTCCGACGGAAGTAATCCGTGGAGAATCGCGTTTGGAGACGGTGAAAAAGTTTGGCTCGAGATACGATGTTCGCTTAAACTTTTGCACCGTTCTGTTGGCTCAATCGGTGACATGATAGGACACCCGAAACTTGGATATGATTATAATGAATTTCGACTTCCTACAGATAAACTTGAGAAATACGATTATGAGTATTGTTATAATGATTGTAAAGTAGTAGCGTGTGGAATCATGGAAGAATGTAAGAATTGGTTTTGGATTAAAAATATAAAGGACATTCCGCTTACATTTACATCGTTCACGCGTAAAAACAATAAAGCTATTCTGCCATCGGAATTGGAAAAAGCATGGAGCAATTACTGTGTTGATACATTTCCCATGAATTTCGATCAATATCAAATTATGCGCGGTGTGTATCAGGGGGCTTATACACACGCGAATACATTCTTCCGCGGAAAATTATGCGTTTTGGTACATTCATTCGATGTATGCTCCGACTATCCGTCGCAGTCGACACAAATGGATTTTCCCGACACCAACGGAGTGTTATATGTAAATGAGCCGTTGCAAAATCTATGGAGTGGGTTGTATGAAGAATGTATAGAATCGTCATTGTTAGATGATGTCGAGGCTATAAAAATGCGTCATGTTCTTGTGTCGGGAAAAATGTTTCACGGCATATTTACGCTAAAAAATATAAAAATTAAAAATTACGGTTATAACTATATGCCCATTATTTCAGCGTCAAAGACTAAATCAAAAGATGGTTTAGGCGAAATAGAATATAATAAAAAATCGCATGGTTACAAATTGTTAGAAGAAATGGTGTCTGAGTATAATCGCCTTATCGATAATGGTAGAATTATCAGTTATGACGAGTGTACTATATACGCAACGGAAGTTGATATTGTGAATATACTCAAAATGTACGACGTTGAATCTATATCAGCTGAATGTGTATTTCTCAATCACGCAAAATCATCAGGTGGTATAAATGAATTAGTTGAGCGAAACATTATATATGCAAATATGAAAACCGCGTTGAAATCTATATCAAACGGTAAACGCCCCGATGAAACATTGTTGAATAGTATTCCCGAAAAATGGCTCTCTGACATAAAATCAAATGCTGAGCCTAAGAAGGTAGCTAAACGATATCTCATGCTATCGAAAAATATGTTCAACGCGCAGTATGGAATAGACGCGACGCAGCTTGTATTCGGTGATACTCTTATTGATGAAGATTGTATAACGTCTAACACTGAATCTCTTAGCCGCGAATCGTTCGAGCGATATTATAACGAAACTATGATAAAACTCGGAAAAGAGCGTTCCGACCGAGGATTGTTTAAGCGCGTTAAATCGTCGTACCTCGTGGGAATTTATATTACAGCATACGCGCGGAGACACCTTGTGCTATTCTCACATCTTATATTCACAAAAACTCCATATATCATTGTATATTGGGACACAGACAGCGCAAAACTGTATCATACTTATGAATCAGCTGTTACATTTAAGAAACTTCTCAATGTAGTAGCTGAATTCAACAACGGAGTTATGGAACGCTGTCAAAAATCCAAACATCCGCAAGTACAAGAAAATAAATGGGGTTTAGGTAAATTTGATTATGAAGAAACATATGCATATTTCACAGCGCTCAATTCAAAACGATATATGACATTCGACGGAGAATTAGATGTAAAGACGTCAGGACTTGTACAAGCTACAATGAAAGTATCTGTTGTTCTTGATTGTTTATATAAAAATAGTGAATCATGGTTACTTTCATTCAAAACTCTTATGCGCATTATGTGGAAAACTAATACAATGTTCGACCAAAGCGTTTCGGGGCGTACATATCTCGATAGACAGAACCAAGGAAATTGGTCAACTGAATTTGGGCAATACTGCGGCGCTGTAATTAAAAACACAGATTACGAATTCAAAATGCCTATGAAGAAAGGGTTATTTTGGACAAACGAAAAATCTGCGTATCTTCACTATGACGAAGTATCGGAATATGTATTTGGTAATAAACTTGACACAGAGCGAACGACTTTTTATATGTTCGACGAGGGGATAGGCATAGTATACTATTTGAATAGTAAAAGAAATATAATGTTCTGCCCTTGTGATATATCAAAATTCAAACATGGTATTTTACTTAGTGATTCCATGTCTGACTTAGCGGAGGATTTAGCGTGAAATATTATGAATTTGACTTAGCCAATTTTCCTAACTGTTCTTATATTTTCTTATTCGGCGGTCGTTCGTCCGGTAAAAGCACATCGGTTGCGAAATATTTAAAAGATAAATACGACGCTGATAAATCTGAATTTGTAAGAGTATTCCGCAACTATACGGCTATGCGGAGCGCAACTACATGGTTTAGTCTGTTCAATGATGAAGCAACCGATATTGTTTTTGACCGTCAGAAATATCTGTACAACGGTGCACCATTCGGTCATGGTATAGCACTGTCCAATGAGGAAGTTGCGTCTAAAAGCTCTCAATATCCCAATGTTGATACAATTGTATTTGACGAGTTTGTCATGATAGACCCATATGGATATTATCCGAACGAACCTGAACATTTCATGTCTATAGTGTCTACTGTATTCCGAAACAGAAGTGGGACGGTTATATTTATCGGTAACAACATGAATGAAATGTCAAAATATAATCCGTTCTTCCGGTTTTTCGGCTTAGATTGGGGGGCTGTAAATCCAAAATTGGGTGAGACTATATTTTGGAACGCGCCCGGCTTTGAAAATGGTGCGAAATGCGCTATGGAGTTTATTCCCGTTGCATATGAAAGCGAAGACGAGATCCCTGAAATGCAGCGTGTAGCCGGAAACGATGTAGCCACAACAGGTTCATTTAAGAAAGACCCCGAAATTAAACCGCAATTATTCAAAGACTACCATTGGATTTATGTTTTTGAGTATAACAAGGTTAAAATAACAATGGGATTCAGTGTTAAGAATCGTTGTTTGCTTATCGGCGAATACCACGGCAAGCACGCGCGTAACCGACCACGAATAAATACACGTTCAATAGATACCTTTAGATTCTATAACTCTAAAGCATTTACTGTTGCTATGGAGCGTATAGGTAATAAATGGGGAACGGCTTATGAAAATGCCCGTGTAAAAGCGGCGTGGTTAGATATAATAAAAGGAGAGGTATAAACCTCTCCTTTTTAATTATATGGCTTTTATGCCATCGCGGTGTTTAACACTCGCTCATAATTACGATAAATTCACCGTACCGCTGTCCCCCAAAGCAACAACCAATGTGACAGAATCTCCATTTATTTTATCACCAATAAATCTACAAGTTGTCGTGTTTGAATCCGTTCTCTCATAAGCATGCGCTCTAAGGGAAATAAGCTGCCCTGATACGGTCTCGCTGTCATATATAGGTTTATCGTTAGTGATACAGTCTTTCAATATTTTATAACACTCATTACCCACATATGTTTTAGTACCATATCTTATAATTTTACCCACGCGTGTAACCAATATTACATTATTAAAGACAGCGGTATCCGGATAAACACCACTGCTAAAATTAGGCACACCGTCAGCGGTTACTCTACAATTATGAACATCAGAAATAAGGGCTGAAAACTTTATATATGCAACGTCGTTGTAAAGAATAGGACGTATATAAAGTCCTTGGGATGTAAAGAGAGTATCGAATTTATACATTCCTATAATTTCTTTATTCTCGTTAAAGTAAATTACATTCGCATAATCTGTTTCATTAAGCGGGCAAGTTATAATAATATCATCTGTAGCGGGGCAAACGGGTATAAAGTCCGATGTGAATGAATTGGTAATAGTCGATGAGAATTTACCTGTATTTACGTTATACGCGCCTGTGGTATATCCACCAACGGTTACATTATCATAAAGCGCGAGGTCTTTAGAGCCGTCCATATCGCGCCATGTAATCTTGCGCTTGTATACGGCGTTATCATCCGTGGTTGTACTCGATATTGTAGTTTTGAAAGATTCGGGATGTGACAACCATGTACCATGGTCGGGCACGATTTCCGTATCAACCATTCCGGAGTTCTCCGTAAGGTCGGAAATCGAAATTTTGACAGTGGAATTCAAGTTTACGCATATTCTGACATAGTAGCCGTTTGCGGGCATGCTAAATTCAATGGAGCTGCCCACCAGAGTGCCAGCGTCCTGTTTTCTAACAAATTTTTTATCCCTGTCATATACAATTATATATTGTGTGGTATCAATAGTCGATCCGCTTGTAGGGTATTTTCCAAACTGTATTGCATATGTTTTGAGCGGTCTGACAGGTATATATGCAGAAGTATAATACATATTTGCGTATTCTTCTGCACCCGTTTCTTTATTAAGTTTATAGTTAATCTTTGCTCCGCTACCCCACACATCCCACATATTAGGGCTGTCATGGTCTATAGAATAATCAGGGTTTAGCGATATAGAATTAACCAACTCTGTAATCTGCGTCGCGAACGCCTCATACTTAGTTGTCATTTCATCTTCAAACGCATTTACTAAACTTGTGATTGTAGATTGAAACTGCGACATCGCGCTGTCGGTTTCTTTCTGAAACCGTGTTATAGCCGTATTTGTATCAGATTCAAATTTAGTTACCCGCAGCTCGATTTTATCTTCGAATGACTGCATTTTCTGCTTTATATCGGTCGTAAAATCTGTTATATCTTTACGCAATTCAGTCGCCCAATTCTCATTTTGAGTAAGCGATTCGTTGAGCTTTTCTACGACCTTGCCGAGCGTCTCAAGATACGAAATCGAATCATCGAACGTAAGCGGAATTACGGGCTGTACCCAAAAATTAAGTGGTGTTATCGCCATTGTATATACCTCTCTTTGTTAAAATATCCCCATAAACAGAGGATTTAATTCGTCTATAATCATCATATCAATGTTCAATATTTCAGCTTTTGCCTTAGCGAGAACCTCCGACGGGTAAAGTCTACCGTCATTTCCTGTGAAAATCTTTGCAATATCAACTGTTCTGAGGTTATTATCTGTAGTTTTTTCTTCCGTTGCCCCGCCGTGGGTGCGCGTGTTTCCGCTTGTGCCGTTGTTACTGTTATTTTCAAACGTAACATCAGTAGCATATTTTCCTATCTGAATGTTTTCAAAATTCAATGGGGACATCGGTGTATCACTGTAAATACGTTGATTGTTATCGGTATCCGAATGTGTTCCAGCGTCTGTAATAGTGCGGTTATCGGTAGTTTTGTTACTCCCGTCACCTTTATCATTTATTGTGCCTTTTTCTGTTTCCGTTCTGTTTACATTCTGAAATACGTTTTGTTTCAGAAATTCAACTTGGATATCATACAGTTGATTATAATACGGCATTATCTCATTCATTTTCATATTAAGATAATGTTTGAACAACGCCGGAGTTTCAAAACCTATTTCACGGTATGCATAATGCTTATAAATTTTATCGTTAAGCAGTAAGCGATACGATTCTTGGTGCATAGGATAAGTGTCCATACCTAAATCGTAACCGCTTTTAATCAGCGTTTGGAGTAGTGTCGTATATTTCGCCATACTGCATATCTCCATTCAAAATTTCGTTTATGTTACGACGTTCGACAGAAATATTGATTCCAAACATCTTATTGGCGTCTTCGCAAGCCTGCTGACGTGTGATAAGACCCGCTTCTGCCATATATCCGTAATGTTCGGAATTAACCTCTATTTCTGACGTTTGCACTTGCGCCCGTTTAAAATCCATTGAGTTGCCGATTCCGAGATATGTCAAAGCCTCATGCCATGTGTTTTTCTTTTCCTCATCGAGTTTATCCGCAAGGTACGGGGCGGCTGTGTTAAGGACAGACAGGTTTGACAATTCGATATCTTTGTTCGCGTATATAACAGGCATGAAACCGTCATACTGCATATACATATTTTTCATTGTAAGTAGTTGCTCCTGTTCGCACTGCACAAGAATCGGTGTGCGCTGGGCGTGAACATTCATAATAATAGTGCGCTCTATCTCTGTAAGTTTCTTAGCGAAATATATGAGAATAGGATATGTAGAGCGCTCTATATAGTTATTTCTGATATACACACATTCCTTAGCATCGCGGAGGAGGTTTATACCTATACTGTAACAATTGAATCGCGTGGGGTTCTCATAAAAATTTATATCTCCCGACGGTGCAACGCGCAAATTGAGCAGCCCGTATTCCGAATCTGTAAAACAAGCACGCGCGTCCTCATTGAGCGTCTTTTCAAGAAATCGCTCGTTCATCGTTTCGGGGAGATTGTTCCACTTATAGATAGACAATGCCAACAGAACAAGACGTGAAAAATATGTGTCAAATATTGTAGTCTGTTCTGTCATTCCTGCTATCCATTCATTGTTCGCCCCTTTGAATCCTACAGGAAGTTTCTTATTTGCCATTGGTATCACCTACAATTTCATTGGTATAGTCGCCGTAATTTCCGACGTCGTTTATGTGCCAAAATGTAACGCCCTTATTGAAAATATCCTCTATAAAGCGTAATTCTGTATCGGTCGGAGCGTATGAATTTTGCGCTACGGGCGCTATCGTTATCTCGGTTGTCTTGACGTAATTCCAATTGGTTCTACCTGTGAGGTTCGGCGTCTTAAACATATTTGTCGCGTAACCATATTTGGAAAGATAATCATCATATTTTTTTACTTCGGATAACGGCGGGCACATATGACGGACGGCGAATTTCGCCATTCCGTTTTGATGTTGCCATGTATCGTTATACGATAAATTTTTTGTATCACTTGGAAGACTTGTTTTATCAGCTATGTTAGCTTCTATCTCACGAATCTGTGCTTTATCTCGTTCAGCCGCGCGTAGCATATCGGTATATTCAGAGACGCCTTGTTTAAGGGATAGTACAGAGCCTGCGGGATTTCCCCCTACAGCTGCAGATGCAATGCTTGTGACAGCGCTTGCTGCTGTGTCCAATACACCATATGCTACATCATTTGACATTTTTATTTTAGCGTTAGAAATCTGAGTTGCTGCTGTATTACGGTTTAACGCTGCCCATACTAATGCATTATCTTTTAGTATTGGATAATTCACGGAGCAATTTAATTCTACTGAGTGTTCTATAGGAAAAAGCTCAAAACCGACGGATGCTCCTATTGTTGACGTTATGGCATAGCGTTGCGGAATAGCTTTACATTTACACTCTATATCGAATGAAAGCTTCTGATAAATAGTGACACTCGTTGACGTAGAAAGTAATTCGGGCAGAAGTTCGGAATAATCGCCATTGTTCGCATCTATCACCCATTTACAAAATGGATAATGGTACATTTTCCTATTCTTAGGCTCGTATCCAGCTATATTAAAAATACTAAAGCTATTTCCTAATAGCTCTGATTCAGAGACGTTTGTTATAATTTTAGGCACATATCGACTCAAACCTATTTGCGTTTGTTCACTACCACTCATTCTATAAAATACCACCAATCCTAAATCATCATTCATTAGATTCTCGGTCGTCGCTTCAATATGTTTGTATGTAGCTATTGAATCTAAAATGTCCTGTCTGATAGCGAATACGGATACTATAGAATCAACTTGCCCTGCTACAGAAATTATATCGAGAAAATAATCAAACTCTTTTTTTGTTTTAAACACAGCGTAGGTAAATTCAGACGGCGTGCCAAAAATAACGGGCGCTCGTGACCTGTTGTGTTTAAACGCGAATTCAAACGCGCTAAGGTTCTCGTGGGTTGCGGTAGGGCTTGTTGTATTAAGTCTAATCACCGGTAAAGACGTTGTAACGGCAACAAGCGTATACCCCGAAACCGTGCCCGCGGTATCATCGTAATTATTACATGAATAATCCTTTGAATATCCTATATAATCTTGAACATATTTTGATATACTAATATTTTCTGTTTCTGTATTATAAGCGTCGGAATCGTTGTTTGTATGTTCTCTCTCTACAAACGCTGACTTAATACTAAAGCAATCCCACCATGTTGTATATACATCCTGCTCAAAGTAAACATAACAAGCGTTTTGATTTATATATTCTACGTTCGTTATAAAAGCGTAAAACCATTTAAGAGAAACGTTTTCGTTCATATAACGAATGTAGTTATACTGTTCCATAGCCTCTTTATTGGCGTTCACTTTAATAGCCTGTTTGTCTCTGATGTATGTGTAGTATTGTTCTACCCTCAAAGGGGAAGAGAAATAATTACTCTCCTCCGTCTTTGAGGTGAACAGGCGTACATCTTTATAGTCGCTTTTCCATGGCACTCTATAGAACGCTATTGTTCCGCTCGGTGTGTACGCCATAATATTTTACTCCTCTACCATGAGCCTTATAAGCTCTATAAGATCTTTCATATTTACATATCCATCTTGATTTATATCAGACTGCGCTTCGTTTACCTTTATATTCCAACCTGACAGAAAGCGCGTGAGCGTAACAACGTCTTTCATGTTTACGAGGTAATCGGTGTTAGTGTCTCCGATTATATCAACCGCTTCGTTGCAATCCACGGGGTATATTCCGCCCTCTGTACCCTTAAAGCTATACTGCCATATTTTAAGGTTGGGATATTTCTTCTGAAGTCCCTTGTGCGACTTAGTGCCATCGTCTATAGACGCGAGCCAAAGCGGGAAATTCAGATTATTCTTAAACTGAGTAGCGAGGAAATATTCGTTAGCATAAATATACGCCTTATATCCTGCTCCAATTATAGAATTGAGGAAAAGATTCACTCTACGAGACAGACCGTCAAGATCTCCCATGAGGGATGTATCTTCTACATCAAGAGCCACTCCAATATCTATATTTTCTTTGTAAGGTTTAAGCATCTGTATAAGATACTTAACTTCTTCAAGAGTCTCGGCTTCCGTTCTACCCATGAAGTACCAATAAACTCCTATGTAGAATTTCTTCCCCGATATGCGTGAACGAAACGCCTTTATATGCTGTTCAAAAAGCGGGTCAGTAAACGGGAAATTATATTCCGCTGTTCTTCCCTGACCCGCTTTGATTATTACGAAATCATTGTCTTTTATAACTCTATCATAGTCAATGTCCCGCTGATAAAGCGAAATGTCTATACCACGAAATTTTTTATTCATTTTGACTTATCTCCTTTATCTACACTTTCTATATTATTCTGCAACCGTTTCATAAGCGATTTCAGAAATTTGGGGCATGGCGCACCCATAGACGAAACATTTTCAAGAATAGATATCAATTCATTGATTACAAACCATGCCATTACAAGTACACAAGAAATGGGGTCGTAGTCGACACCAAACTTTCCACTTGTAATAAATATCAAATAGTCAACCATCATTGCACAAAATACTACCGCAATGTAAGAGACTTTTTTCAATATTCCTTTTCTTCCGACTTTTGAAGATACTTCGCTGTTCACATATGCTTTCATAACACCTGTGATATAATCAGCTGTTACACATATAAGAAAACAGATAAACAATGTAAGAATAAGTTTCATATTTATATACCCGCCCACCATTCCCTCTCGATTATTAAGATAGTATGCTTATTAAAAGCTCACCGAGCTTATCTTTTTACTTGGAATTATCTACAGTGAACGCGCCGATTATACCACCACCGATTTTAAGAACAACCTGTGTTTTCTCTGATGATGCGGTTGTCTTCTTATCATAAGTAACCGTGTACTGATTTCCCGACTTATGTGTTACAGTTACAACGGACGCTGACGTAGCCGAGCCGTCCTTAGTAGCTGTAGCGGTAACGGTCTGATTATCAGGAATGTTATTACCCATAAGGAACAGAGAAACAGTGTTGTTAAAGTTAGACGCGTCTACGATAACATCAGTAGCAGTATCGCTAAGAGTTACAGTATCCTGTCCGGCTGAAAGCTGTGCGCCGTCTGCTTTACCGTCAGCAATCGACGTAAATATTACAGCGTTAGCAAGCGGTGATACGCTGTAGGTCTGCCATACATTCCAAAAATATCTCCACTCCATACGCGCGGGGTTGTAGAACGAGCCTGTCTCACGGAGAGAATCATAAATCTGGAAGAAACGGCGGTCGCACATAAGCGCGTATACCCCGTTAATGCCAAAATCGTCTACATATATAACGCGTCCCATAAAGTCAGCACGTTCCATGTTAAACGCGGCTGCGAGTACGTCCACATCGACAATAGAAGAGACAGCAGATGAAATAATTATCATCGTTTCCTCAGTGGGAGAGAATGTGATATACGGCTTACCGTCTCCCGATATTTCTGCATAACGGTTAAAACGCGACGATGGGAATCTGAAATCAATGTAAGTCTGACGAACCTTACGCATAAACGCTTTTGCGGATGCTTCATCGGTCGGCTCTGCAACCTGTACGGTTGAGACGTAGCCCTTTGCAAGCGCACTGTTTATAGTGTTTTTGAGAAGTGCAAACTCCTCGATGTTATCTCCGTTGTAGAGCGAATTAATTACGCCTGCAATAAGGTCGTCGAGGTCTTCCCATGAACGGAATGCAAGTTTAAGCTCGTTGTTCTGAATACGCGCCTTAAATTGGTCTTTGCGGTTGAGGCGGTGGAACGCAACCTTAATATCGGGCTTATCAAAATATCCCGTAAGGTAATCATTTTCGGGATCAAATTTTTCCGCCTTAGCCGGATTGACCGCGATTTCCTCTACATCGGAACCCATAGGCAGCGCTTTACGAAGAAACGCGAATTCATTGTTCCACACTCTATTGTGAAGAACGGTGTCAAAAATAATGTTGGGAAGAAGTGTGCAGAATTCATTGCGGATTGCCTGATAATTAATTATAGGGTTTCCGACCTCTGCAATGTTTGTAAGTGTTGCTTCCGGAATGAACGACTGATAATTCTGAGAGCCGGCTGCTCTCACTGCGTTCATAACCGAAATGGCTCTTGCTGCAGTTGCCATTTTAATTATAACTCCTTTTTATCTATACTCGCCGATTTCGGCGGTGTAATCTTCAGGTGTCTTAAGTGTCTGTTCGGATGTGTCGGGCGTGTCCGAGGGCTTGGAGCCTATTCGTAAGAACAATTCGTAATTTGCTTGTTTGAGCGAAGTGTTGCTATCTGTCAGTTTAGTTATCTCGTTTTGCGCATTTTCAAGATTTGACGATGACTCTGTAAATGCATCTGTGAGACTAACGAGAATCTGAGAAGTTCGCGCTTCGTCTGCGTCGCCTGACGCTAATTCACGTGTTAGACTTGTGTATTCATCTATAGTCATTTGATAAACCTCCCGTATTATTTTTTAAGTAACGAACATTTGTTCGTTTTCTACCTATATTATAGAACATCTGTTCGGTTTTTTCAATTGGCAATATGAACAAATACACATAGAGTATGAACAAAATATTTATGCAATGTGCATAATACAAAATAAAAGTTTTGTATAATTGAATGTGCATAGTACAAAATAAAAGTTTTGTATAATTGAATGTGCATAATA